ATATATTAAGACCACAGGCGATAATTTAGTTGAAAGATATCTTGATGATGACTTAGAAGAAACCTTGGCGGTTGATAAAGAGTTCAACCAAGCGTCGTTTTTTCTCGCTTCTATGATTCCAACGACATATGAAAGAGTTGCTACTATGGGTACTGCAACACTTTGGAAGATGCTTATGTTAGCTTGGTCATACAAACACAACTTGGCTATCCCCGAAAAACAACAGAAGACAGATTTTGTCGGTGGACTTTCTCGTCTACTAAAAGTTGGTTACTCAAAGAATGTTCTCAAACTTGACTTCTCCTCTCTTTATCCTTCTATACAACTTGTCCATGACGTGTTCCCCCAATGTGATGTCTCAGGAGCCATGAAAGGAATGCTTAAATATTTCCGTGATACCCGTATCAGGTATAAACAACTTGCTGAAGAGTTTGAAAAAACTGACTTACAAAAATCTGTATCATATTCAAACAAACAATTACCAATCAAGATTTTTATCAACTCGATGTTCGGTGCCTTATCTGCTCCACAAGTTTTTGCGTGGGGTGACATGTATATGGGAGAACAGATTACTTGTACGGGTAGACAGTATCTCCGTCAAATGATTAAGTTTTTCATGAGTAAAGGTTATACCCCGCTCGTTATGGATACGGACGGTGTAAACTTTTCAAGTCCTGACGACGTTGATACACATAGGTATATTGGTCGAGGATTGAATTGGAAGGTCAAGGTTGGAAAAGAATACAACGGCCCTGATGCTGATGTAGCTGAATATAATGACATCTTTATGAGGGGGGAAATGGCTTTAGATACGGATGGCGTTTGGCCTTCATGTATAAACCTTGCCAGAAAAAATTATGCGGTCATGGATGCAAAAGGGAAGATAAAGTTGACTGGCAATTCCATTAAATCAAAGAAGCTTCCACTGTATATCGAAACGTTCTTAGATAAGGGTATCAAGATGTTACTTGAAGGTAAAGGAAAAGATTTTATCGAATACTATTACGAGTATCTCAAAGTAATATTTGACCAAAAGATTCCACTTTCTCAAATTGCTCAAAGAGCTAAAGTCAAATTGACTTTAGATGACTATAAGAAAAGATTAACACAGAAAACCAAAGCGGGAAATAGTATGTCTCGGATGGCACATATGGAACTTGCAATTCAACAAAATCTAAGTGTAAATTTGGGTGATGTAATAATGTATGTTAATAACGGTAAGAAAGGTTCTCAGGGTGATGTTCAGAAGATGACGGCTAAACAAATCAAGGACCTAAATGAATATAACAAAACTCAGAACCCTAAAGCTAAAATGGTTGAAGATGGAGTAATTGTAAATTGTTATATGTTAGACCCAAGTACTTTTGAATCAAACCCAAATCTTACGGGGGATTATAATGTACCGAGAGCAATAGCCACTTTCAATAAAAGAATCGAACCTTTATTGGTTGTGTTTAAACAAGAGGTTAGGGATGGTTTGATTGTTGCTGACCCTGAGAACAGAGGTATTTTTACAACTGCTCAGTGTGAGTTGATTAATGGTATGCCGTTCGGAGAGGATGACCAAGATAAGTTAGAAGAAGACGTTCTTAAAATTACAGAACAAGAATTGGACTATTGGAAACGTAGAGGTTTAGAACCTACTTACATCTATGAACTTGCTGAAAAAGATTGGGAAGGAAAATTAGGATTGTTTCAAACCGTCTGATGACAATATATACCAGTGGCCGTTAGCGAATAAGAACTCAACACAAGCAAACTTATCTAAAATAAGTTCATCATATTCTTCATCGATTTTACTTACATCAGGTAAAATTATTACCCTTGTCATGGCTTTGATAACTATGTGGTCTGTTGTAGAGGAATCCAAAATCACATTCGAATGAGCAATTCCTCTCACGATAATTTTAGATTCTCCATGTGTTCTATAATCTAATTCTGATACTACAGAAATTTCCGAAGTATTGACTATGTTACCGTTGATGATTCTTTTTGCTGGAATAGTTCTTACAATTGCCATAAATTAAATTACATATATTTGACGGGGCATTGCTCTAAACCTCATTTGTTTATTCAAGTTTTCGGCAATATTAGCTTCCCTCTCCATTACTTTTTCGGGTCTCAATCTTGATAACCAACCATTCTCACCAATCAATTCCTCAAGTAACTTTGATTTTTCGTCTTTACCTTCAGTTGCTAAACTAGCGTAATCCATTGTGATTTCACTATCTGGTGTTTTTAGGTTACCTGAATATTTTCCTCTAACTCTTGATAGAGTTTCTTTACAATAAGCGGTGAACCATCTTCTTACCCATTGCTGACCTGGAACATTCAAATCCTCCCAACTCAATTCTGAGATTGGAACATCTGTTGGTAATTTGATAACATCTGGATTGTTTTTCAAACAATCGGCTCTGCTGTCAGGTTCTACATCATAGTACCAATACCAAACGGCTTTTCCTACGTATAAATTGTAATTTGACCAATTGAACTTACCACCAGGCGTGTTGTAAAGATGAATCATCTTTTTTCCGTCAGGTAATCCTGTAATTCTGTAAGTTAAGGAACCACCTAAGATTCTGTTTAGGATATTTGCTTCTTGCATTCTTATGAGATAGTCAAAACCTGACATCATAAAGTAAGAACCTTGATATCCCATTTGGGCGTAACCTGCTTCGTTAGCACCTAATCCTATCCCACCAAATCCAAAACCACCTAAACCTCCGAGTCCGAAGGCGGTCCAAGCTTGGTTACTGAACCATAAAAGTTCATTTACCTCACGACCTGCAGGTATTTCATAATCTTGTTTGTTGGCTTCAAGAATAAAATAGTCTTTCTTGAGGACCCAAGGACCCTCTGTTTGTAGACCAACAATTTTGGAATAAGAGTAGCTGAACTGTTGTTCAAAATCCATCGTCCTTGTGATGAGAGCACGAGCAACAGACCTTTCATTCATGTTCAAATTGACCAAGTTTACCCATTGACTATCAATGAGCCATTGAAGAACATACTCCTCGTAATCTCCGAGCGATAGCTCAACCAAAGAGTCTAACATCTCGTCAGTAAGTTCAACACTTCTTAGAGGAGCACCTAATAGGTGTTTGATTCTTGTATAAAGTCGTGACCTTTCTGGTTCTGGAATTGCCGCCATATTCTATAAATATATTCTTTATTCAATTTCGTGTAATAAAGCATTTTTTGGGAATATGTAACGACCGTTCAATATTTTACAATCGTTTTTGAAAATCAAAACGTGATTAGACTTGGTTTGGAAAAATATCATCCAATTCACATTATATTCTTTCACATCTGCATCTGTGAAAATTATATATGTGTCTTTAGCTGTCTTGAAATAATTGTAAGGTTTGACCTGACATGTGTGGACTCTGTCGTTTATCGTGATAGTTAAATCAACACCTTTGATAGCATCCAATTTTTTTCCCGCACCACTAGTTTTTTCGATTGTAGCGTCACCTTCAAAATATAAATCAATTTTTTTCAATACACTGTTTTCAGAATCCTCCCCACGTTTCCAAGTTTTCAACAAAACCTTAAGGATATTGATGAACTCAGAGTTTTCTTTCGAATAAAGTTTGTTTGCAAAATAATCCAAAGCTTTACCGAAACGAATAATTTCTTGAGGTGTTCTTTTCTTTTCATCGTAAAAATTGAAGATTTTTTCTGGTTTACCTCTTCCTTGAATTAGATTGTTAACCGCTTTTACCATTAAACAGAAAGTGTTATGGTTGGTATTAAGATTGTTCAAAACAGACCTGCCCTCAGATTCCAAATTATAAAACCCAGACATAGTATCATTCGTTTGTTCCGCCCAAGCATCACCGAAAACTTTTCTCAAAGAATTGGTAATTGCTTTGATGTATATCCTTTTCATAGTCTCATCGAACAGGATTTCTTTGTATACCGAAACATCGTCCTTTGAACAAAATTGGGCGGTGTCTTTTTCATCAATCAATTTTTTGAACTCAATTTGTTCAAGTAATTTCGTTTCAACTTTCATTTCGAAAAGTTTAGACACAAACTCCCAATTGACTACTTTCCAAAAGTTTGATATGTACTCGTCTCTTTTGTTTTTATATTTCAAATAGTATGCGTGTTCCCATAAATCTAACCCTAAGAGAGGAAACCCACCCCCCTCAATTACGTTCATCAAAGGATTGTCTTGATTTGGGGTAGACATAATTTTAAGTTGGTTTTTTGGTGTTAGTATAAGCCACACCCAACCAGAACCAAATCTATCTTTAGCAATAGTCTCGAACTTTTTCTTGAAGTTAGTAAAGGTACCAAATTCTTTAGTTATCTTTTCGAATAGTTCACCTTCCAATTTTTTTGGTTTAGGTGTTAGCATGTTCCAAAAAAGTGCGTGGTTAAAAGCACCACCAGCGTTATTTCTAATTGTTTTATCGTATCTGTCGATATTCTTGATAATGTTTTCTAAATCAACATCACCCTTCTTTTTCTTTGACAACGCATCGTTAAGTTTATCAACATACCCTTTGTAATGTTTGTTGTAATGGAAGTTCATTGTCTCGGGGTCAATGAATTGTTTCAGGGCTGTGTAGGAATAAGGTAATTTCTCTATTCCGATTTTTTTCATTTCTGTAATCAACAAGGACTTTTCATTTTGTATGTGTCTCTCTTGAATTTGTTTTTCAATTTGTTGAATCCTCTTTTCTGTATTCTGCATATTTGTGAGTTATTCGTTATTATAAATAACTCAATATTTTGTTATTTCCTCAGCTCGTTTATTCTTTTTAATATTTCTTCTGCAGCATCTGAGGAATCTACATGGTCACCTAATACAGTTGAAATGTTTTTTTTCTTATCATTCACAATTGCGTAGATGATTCCTTCAATTGTGTTTTCAAAAATGGGATAATATACTAAAACGTTATTTTTTTGTCCGTATCTGTAAGCTCTGTCTTCGGCTTGACTCATGTCACCAGGAACAAATGATAAATCGTTAATAATCACAGCTTCGGCTGCGGTGAGGGTTAATCCGACACCAGCGGCTTTTATATTACCAACAAAGACTCTTATCTTATCGTTGTCTTGGAATGAATCAACACTTAGTTGTCTTTCCCCTTTGGATAGAGAACCATCAACTTTGACTGCGGTCTTACCGAAATGTTCACAGATTTTGTTTAATGATTCGGTGAAATTACAGAATATGATTATTTTTTTTCCTTGTTCTATGATGTTTTCGGCAAGTTCAATTGTTTGGTCGATTTTCTCATTAGCAATAATTTGGCGAACCTTTGTGAGTTTTGTAAATTGTACTGTCAATGATTTTGATTCTTCTGGTTTTTTATCTAACCAATTATAGTATTCACCCATTACTTCCTCATAGTCCTTTGATTTGAGTCTTAGATATATTGGGGTAATTATTTTTTCAGGTAAATCCAATACGTCTTCTTTCAATCTCCTTAATGTCAGTCCTGAAGTACGGTCTCTGAGTTCCTCTAAGTTTGAGGCACCCATAACATTCCAAACTTTTCTCACACCTACCTTGAATTGATATCCACTACAATATCTTATTACATAAGCCATCCAATTTTTGGCAACAGGCGAATCAACCAAACTCAATAAATTGAAATAGTCGATAGGTCTTGATGTCATGGGTGTTCCCGTTAGTAACCAAAGTCTGTCAACTTTTTTTACTAAGTCATTTATTAATTTCGTTCTTTGCGCTTGAGCGTTTTTAATATAGTGTGCTTCGTCAATAACCACCAAATCAAAACCGGCTCTAAGAATCTGTGAATCATCTTTCTTTTTCGAGTCATGGAAGTTTTTTAATATATCATAATTTATTATAACAAAGTCGTGTTCTGTACTAAAACTTTTATCTTCCGAAATATATACTGACCTATCGGTATAGTTTTCAATTTCTCTTTTCCAATTTATTTTTAAAGTTGCAGGACAAATGATTAAAACTTTTTTTGCTCCTGTCTCCAAAGCGGCTATAATTGTTGAGGTGGTTTTTCCCAACCCCATATCATCCGCCAAAATGAACTTTTTGTTTTCAACTAATTTTTGTATAGATTCTTTCTGATGATTAAGTGGTGGTCTATTGGAATATTTGTCATAATTAATTACCACATTTTTCACAGTGTTGTCTTTTATCACTGACGCCTTAGGTAACCAAAAATCGTAGAGTTCTTCTGTTTCCCAAACCCTTCCCCAAATATGAAACGCTTTATCTTTTTCTGCCAATATTTTTTCTACCCAAACTTTTTTGGGTATTTCGGTGTATAATTTATCATCCGCTAATTTTTGTGCAAAGTATGAATCGAGTATTACCCACTTTCTTGCGACTTTGGGGTTTTGGTCGTGATTGTCAATTATGTATTGAGACTGAGCTCTTGTTGGGTAAAACCTTTTGTTCGTTTGAAACTTCCTTTTTAAGGACAAGATGTAGTTGTTGGCGCCATCGTAGGTTTCCAAATGTGTTATTGCTCTTGACTCTAATGAAAGATTACTACTCATTAAATTATTTTAGTGTCAGACCTTCCGTCATTCCAGTAGTCATCACCTCCGTACCAGACAAATATTTCTTCATCGGGTAAGATTTCATTCAAGGCATAAAACTCAAATGCGTCTAATTCGTGGTTCGACCTCCAGCTTGCATTTGGCTTATTGCTATGGTTATAGAAACTTGAAAACCCGAGACCAACGACTTGTTTGTCCCAATTGCTATTTCCTTGTGGCCAGTTAAATCTGTGATTTATTAAAGTGGCACTTGAAATTCCTTTGGGTATTTCAAGGTCTAAGTAAGGACATATTTCAAAAACCTCGTTTATGAATATTTTTTCTGAAGCAAATACTCCTTTTCCGTGAATTGGACTTTTTGCTAGGTAAATTTTCTTTGGGGGTCGTATCATAAGTTTTTTTATTACTAATAATAATAAATCTAAAAGTATTTATCAATATATGGATAAATTAGTTCCTATAACTCGACTTGGTAAATTCTTTGGTGGAGAGGATTATGCTCTCGATATTGATATGGGCGAGGAGTGGTTGATTGGTGACATGAACTTCACGGTTATTCTTTATAGAATCGATAGATATAAAACTAAAACTGATGATGTTTATGGTGAGGTATTGGAAGATGGTATTCAGTTTTTAGCTCCTGTGGAGTTAAAAGGATATGTTCAAGTTTCCACTCCGACAAACAAGTTTATTGGTACTTCTAAAATTGAACAACAAGAACCTGGTAATATGAGGTTCTCAATTTATCAAAAAACTCTTGAGGATTTGGGTGTTGAGATTTTCATGGGGGACTATATCGGATATTATGAAACTGAAGATAGAGTAAGATATTACGTTGTTGCAGATGATGGATACGTAAGGTCAGATAATAAACACACTTATGGTGGATACAAACCATTCTACAGGACGGTTTTGGCCACTTACGTGAGTGAAAATGAGTTCAGAGGAATATAAAAACTATTATAAATGCCATTTCCTAAACAAATAAAACCAACTCTTCCTTTAGTGCCGAAAAAAACTTTATCTGCACGAAGGGAGCAACTTTTGGAGTACATCAAAAAAGATGGAACTTACTTACCTAAATCCGTTCTTCATGCAGATTTAGATAAAGGTATGTTGGATTTTGTTAAAGAAGAATTACAAGTTGTCACTGCAGGAAAAATCGTTCCGATGGTTGATATAATTTTGACAACACAGAATTGGAGTCAGTATGTTGAAACCGCACAATTTGTTAATTTTGATTTTAATGCGGAACCACCATACATAACAGTTGTAAGACAACCTGAGGTAAAGTATGGTACAAATCCTGCATTAATTTATAACATACCGAATAGAAAACAATTTTACTATGCTTCGGTTCCGACTTGGAATGGTAATGTACAAGGGATGGATATATATACTATTCCCCAACCTGTTCCTGTTGATATCACATATAATGTTAAAATAGTTTGTAATAGGATGAGAGAGTTGAATCAGTTCAACAAAGTTGTGATGCAAAAATTTGCTTCTCGTCAGGCATATACTTTTATCAAGGGCCAATACGTTCCAATAATTTCAACAAATATCTCCGAAGAAGGTCAAATGAATATTGATTCAAGAAAATACTATGTTCAAAATTATGATTTTCTGATGATGGGATATCTGATAGATGAAGAAGAGTTTGAAATCAAACCCGCGGTTGCAAGAACAAGTTTGGTTTTCGAGATGGACACCTCGACAAGGATGAAAAAAGCTGAAAAATGGCCAAAGAATCCTGATGAATTTTTATCTAACTTTTTGTATGTCGTTGGTAATAATATTTTGGAAGAGTATATTGATTTTACTGCTAATATGAATTGGGCTAATTCAACAAACGTTCAATCTTATGATGTATTCATCAACGGTTATTATTTTGGTACGAATGTTAATAGAATTGAAATAACCACAAACGATTTGTTGAGGATTGTGGTTGTGAAAAATGATAATACGAAAGAAGCTTCGATACAGTTCGACAACACTTTAGTTTAATCTTCCCCGTACAAGTCTTTCTTTTCTTTACACTTCTCAAGTATAATTTGTTCCAAGAACTTATATATTTTTAGACCTCTTTTGTCACAATACTTTTTTAAGGTTTCGTGTACTGCAGGGTCAATTTTTATATTCTTTATTTCCTTCTTTATTTTCATGGTAGAAAAAAGGTAGAATTAATTCTCACCGTTTACAAATAGATATCCAAAAGTCAAGTTTTTTCATCTTGATATGAATATTTATCAATAAAATAAATCTGCAATAGAATAATTTAATAATGGCAACAGCACAAGTTAATCAAAAAGTTTTTGTATCACCTGGTGTTTATACTTCTGAGACGGACTTATCGTTCGTGGCACAGAGTGTCGGTGTTACAACCTTAGGTTTGGTTGGTGAGACAATTAAGGGTCCAGCTTTCGAACCAATTTTTATAACAAATTACGATGAGTTTCAGGCCTACTTCGGTGGTTCTGAACCAACTAAATTTGTGAATACACAAATCCCAAAATATGAGGCGGCTTACATCGCTAAGTCTTATTTACAACAATCAAACCAATTGTTCGTTACAAGGGTGCTCGGTTTGTCAGGTTATGATGCGGGTCCTTCGTGGAGTATAACTGTAAATGCAAATGTAGACCCTACAACTATCGGTTTGTCTACAGGTGTCGGAACGGCTTTCACAGTTAATTTTGAGGGTAACTCAACAGGTAATACATTTAGTTTTACAACAGGGTCACTACCTCCAGCGGTAACTGCAGAACTATTCCAACAATATAGAATGGCTGATGGTAGTACGTCTACTATCTTTGCTGATATATCATCACAAATTGGTTTAATTTTAGATACACCATCTTTATCCTCAACAACTTCCGTTTTTTACGGTGCAATTGATGAGACAGATTATTGGAATGTTGTTGACCAATTTTCAGCGGTTACAAATCAATATGCTTGTGACTCTGTAAATTTGGCTCAAAACGATTTGACAGCGGCAAGTAATGACGCTTGGTATTACGCTAATTTCGGTAATTATTCTGCAGACAATTATTCGGGATATTCTTGGTATTATACTGTATCAAGTCTATCAGGTGATGGTAATTCAAACTTTGTGGGTACTATAACAGGTATGTCTTATAATTTCTCAGGAACTGCTTTCGGAGAATATAATGGAATGGTAGTTGCTACACTTCGTTCGAGAGGTATTTCCTTATTCACAAATGATGCAGATAGTGATAATCACGGACCTGTTTATCAGGTAACTGGTCTAACTGATGTTGTGCTTGTTTGTTCAAATCAGTATTCAGGAATTACAAATGACCCATTCAACGTCGCTGGTTTCTTGATTTCAGGTATCACTAATGATAATGATACTTTCTCATTCGAAACTTCTTTAGCGGCTTCTTCATCGAAGTTCTTAACTAAAGTTTTGGGTGTTGATAATTTTGGTAAATCTAGAACTGAGGTTCCTTTGTTTGTAGAGGAAATATATCCAAGTAGTTTAGCTTACGCATATAATCAAGGTTATATTCGTGGTCTAAATTGTAATTTGATTGCTCTACCTGGTGCTAGAAGTGAAAACCCTCAATCTATTGCTTATAAAGTTACTCAATACAAATCACCAGAAACTCCTTTCTTCGTTTCTGAGTTGAGAGGTAATAAAGTTTATAATTTATTCAAGTTAATTTCTATATCTGATGGTGATTTAGCTAACACTGAAATCAAAGTTTCAATCACGAATATTTCTTTCAACAATATGTCTTTCGATATACTTGTAAGAAACTTCTTTGATACAGATGCTAATCCGATTGTGATTGAGAAGTTTACTAACTGTAACTTAGACCCTGATGATAATAATTTCATAGGTGTTAAAATCGGTACTTCAAATGGTGAGTACGCGTTACTTTCAAAATATATCATGGTTGAGATGGCGGATGAAGCTCCTATTGATGCTTTACCTTGTGGATTCTATGGTTATAGACAAAGAGAATACGGTGATGTAACAGTGAATCCTTCTCCCTATATAAAATATAAAACTAAGTATGATTTTCCTGGTGAGGTTATTTTGAATCCTCCTTTCGGTACAAGTACTGGTGGAAGTAATACTGTAGAATCTCCTGGCGATATCGTTAGAAGAAGTTATCTCGGTTTCTCTACTCAGATTGGTATTGATGAGTCTTTCTTGTCTTACAAAGGAGCTCAAAATCCTATCGATTGGGTTAACTCAGCATTACCTGTTGATGGGGCTAGATGGAATGTACTTTCAAAAGGTTTCCACATGGACTCAGGTGCTACGGTTGTTACAATTGCTAACAGCTTCTTGACTAGTGGTGAAACCGCTTTCGAGTGCGGAACCGCTGATTTTAGAAGCGACCCAGAGACACAAGAGAATCCATATTACTTCATCTATTCAAGAAAGTTCACTACATGTTTTGCAGGTGGTTTTGATGGATGGGATATCTATAGAGAGTTCAGAACAAATCAGGATAGATTCCAACTTGGTTCAAACGGTTATTTGGCAGGTTCTTCACCTTCTCAAAGATACCCAACAGCAACAGGACAAGGTTTATTCAAGAGAATTGTTGTTCAGAATAATACACAAGATTTCGCAAACACTGACTACTACGCTTATTTGCTTGGTATCCTAACGTTTGCAAATCCTGAATCAACTAACATCAACGTGTTCGCAACTTCATCAATTGATTATGTAAATAACTCCAACTTGGTTGAAGAGGCAATTGACATGGTACAATTCTCAAGAGCTGACTCTGTATATATTGCAACAACTCCTGACTACTTCATGTATACACCTGACGGAACAAACTCCTTGGATATAATTTATCCTCAAGAAGCTGTTGATAATTTGGACAATACAGGAATTGATTCTAACTATACTGCAACATACTATCCTTGGATTCTAACAAGAGATACGGTTAATAATACACAAATATACTTACCACCAACGGGTGAGGTTTGTAGAAACTTAGCTTTAACTGATAATATTGCTTTTCCATGGTTCGCTTCGGCGGGTTATACGAGGGGTCTTGTTGATTCAATCAAAGCGAGAGTGAAGTTGACTCAAGAAGATAGAGATACATTGTATCAAGGAAGAATCAACCCTATCGCAACATTTGCTGATGTAGGAACAGTTATTTGGGGTAATAAAACATTACAAGTTGCTGACTCTGCACTCAATAGATTAAATGTAAGAAGATTGTTGTTACAAGCTCGTAAATTAATTTCAGCGGTGGCTGTTAGATTGTTATTCGAACAGAACGACCAAATTGTTAGACAACAGTTCTTAGATTCGGTTAACCCAATCTTAGATGGTATCAGAAGAGACAGAGGTCTTTACGATTTCCGTGTAACGGTTTCTTCTTCACCTGAAGATTTGGATAGAAACACACTTTCAGGTAAAGTTTACCTAAAACCTACGAAGGCACTTGAGTTCATAGAAATTGAATTCTTTATAACTCCAACAGGAGCATCCTTCGAAAATATCTAATATAAGAGGGGGGGACAAAATCCCCCCTTTTTTTAATTTCCTATGAGAAGAATTGTTTTAGAGGCTTTTATTGATGAGAAAACTCCAGAGTTAAAGTATTACGCTTTCGATTGGGACGACAATATTGTTCACATGCCAACTAAGATTTTAGTAAAAGATGATGAGGGTGAAGAGGTCGGTATGAGTACTGAGGACTTTGCTGAAAACAGACAGCAAATAGGAAAAAAAGATTTTGATTACAATGGTCACACAATTGTTGGTTACTCCGATGAACCATTCAAGTTTTTTAGACGTGAAGGTGATAAACAATTTTTGATTGATGCAATGTCCGCAAAGCCAGGACCAGCATGGAAAGATTTTGTTGAGTCTATAAATAATGGTTCAATTTTTGCAATTATCACAGCTCGTGGTCATAATCCAAATATACTCAAAGAAGCGGTTTATAACTATATCATAAACGATTACGAAGGTATAAATAAAGGAGAACTATTAAAGAATCTTAGAAAGTATAGAAGTTTCACAGACGAAGAAAATCTAACTGATGAAGAATTAATAAGGTCTTATTTGGAGTTGAACAAATACCATCCAGTTTCTTTTGGGAATGAAGAGAGTGCTGCAAGTCCTGAACAATTAAAGGTCATTGCGATGGATGATTTTGTGAGTTATATAAAAAGTATGGCTGCGATTCTTAATAAAAAAGCATTCCTCAAAAAAGATGTAGGAAATAAGTTTGTACCTAATAAACCAGTAATAGGTTTTTCAGATGACGACCCTAAAAATATAGAAGTAATGAAAAAACATTTTGAAAATAAACCAGATGCTATTAAAACATATTCTACAGCTGGTGGAACAAAAAAAGAAGTGAGTTAACGATATCATTTTTAAAAATTGAAGTAAATAGAAATATTTTCAATAACCCTATATTTATAGGTAATAAACAAAGAAAACAAAATCTAATATATTATGGCTGATTTACTGATGAAAATGCCAATACCTTACGAACCGAAACGTCAGAATCGATTCATTCTAAGATTTCCTTCGAGCTTGGGTATTAATGAGTGGTTTGTAGAATCGACTGCAAGACCACACATCACAATTGTGGCAACTGAAATCCCTTTCTTGAACACATCTACGTATGTTGCAGGAAGATTCACTTGGCAAACCTTAAACGTTACATTCAGAGACCCAATTGGACCATCTGCAGCTCAAGCTCTAATGGAGTGGGTTCGTTTACACGCTGAATCAGTAACAGGTCGTATGGGTTACGCTGCAGGTTATAAGAAAGATATTGACCTCGAGATGTTGGACCCAACAGGAGTTGTTGTGGAAAAGTGGATTTTGTACGGAACGTTCTTGTCTGATGTTAACTTCAACAACCTAGCATACAATACGGACGGACTTGCAACAATCACAGCGACACTCAGAATGGACAGATGTGTTCTTGTGTACTAATAGTATTTATAAAAAAAACAAATTAATTATATTTAACCGTATAGGACTAAACTATACGGTTAATTTTTTTTATGCAAGACCAATCAAGAGAATACGGACAAAGAGAGATGACACTACCACATGACGTGGTACCTTTACCTTCTGGTGGAGTGTTTTATAAGAATAAAAAGAAATCACTTAAAGTAGGGTATTTGACCGCTCAAGATGAAAACATCTTGATGGCGGGTGGAAACGACCTGACTATAACACTACTCAGAAATAAAATCTACGAACCAGATGTAAGAATTGAAGATTTACTTCAAGGTGATGTAGAAGCTGTTCTAATATTTTTGAGAAACACAGGATTCGGACCCGAAATGTCTTTATCTCTTAAAGACCCCAAAACAGGTAACCCCTTCAACGCAACCGTTATGTTAGACCAACTTTCAACAATTGAGGGTCAAAAACCAAACGAAGACGGGACATTTACAGTACAACTTCCAAAAACAAACTCAACAGTAAAATTGAGACCGCTCAGTTATGGTGAGATATTGGACATTGACAAACAAGTAGAAACATATCCACAAGGAAGAGTTGCTCCAAAGATTACTTGGACATTGAACAAACAAATTGTTGAGGTCAACGGAACTACGGACAAAGGGGAAATCGCAAAGTTCATCGAATCTTTGCCGATTATGGATTCTAAACATATCAGAAAGTTCTTGAACGAAAATGAACCGAGATTGGACATGGTCCGAGTTGTAATAGCCCCATCAGGAGAAAAACTAGCTGTCAACGTTGGTTTTGGGGTTGAATTTTTTCGCCCTTTCTTCTGAGTATAGGAAAGGACAAATTGACGAATACTACTATCTTACAACACTGATGAATGTCAGTTATACAGATTTTGAAAAAATGCCAATTTTTATTAGGAAGTACATGTTGGATAAGTGGATTGAAGAACATAAGAAGGACTGAGAAAAATCAGTCCTTTTGTATTTATATAGAAAATAACCTACTATGTTTCAAATGAGCGGTGAAGACCCGAACGTGAAATCTCTTAAGAGTATCACAGACGAGCTTAAAGACTTAGCGGAAAACTTTGGCGCCCGATTAGGGGACACGATGACAAACCTCATCGTAAAAGGTTATGAAATCAATAAGATTTTCGGACAGACTGGGGAAAGGTTAATTGAGATACAACAAGCAGCCTCAGACGCAATACCATCGATAACAAGACTTGGTGGTAATATTGATAGCGTCGGTCAAATCATGTCCGAAGTTGCAAAGGAATCCCTCAGAAACACAATCGCGACCACAGACCAAATGGAGAAACTCTATGCTACCTTTAGGGTAACGGGGTTAGGTGTGGGAACATTGACCAAGAGTTTTTTAGAAGCCGGATACGGATTGAACAAGGTTGGGGATGAGATGGAGAGCGTAGTAAACTATGTTAGAAGTATCGGGGGAAATGTTGAACAAGTTACAAAATCTGTTGTGAGCAATCTTGACGCGGTTAACAGATTCTCATTCGAAAAAGGTGTAGCTGGTTTTACCAAAATGGCGGCACAAGCTTCCATTTTGAGATTCGATATGCAAAACACTTTGGATTTTGCAGATAGGGTTATGAACCCCGAAGGTGCAATCGCCATGGCATCCGCATTTCAAAGACTCGGTGTTGCTGCAGGAAGTATAGGAGACCCATTCTCCATGTTGAACCAATCCATAACAGACCCATCAGGACTTCAGGATAGTTTAATTAACATTGGTAAACAATTCGTTGAGTTCAACAAAGAAGCAGGTAAGTTCCAAATTAGTAGAGAGGGTGTTTTAAGATTACGAGAAGTGGAACAAGAGGCTGGATTGGCTAGAGGTAGTTTATCTAAAGCAGGTATTGCAGCAGCAGAACTCGATGCAAGATTATCCCAAATAAGTCCTTCGATAAAGTTCAAAAATGAAGAAGATAAGATGTTACTAGCTAACATCGGAAGAATGGGGGATGGCGGTCAATACGAGGTGCAGATTGAACCAGGTGGAGACTATGTGAAACTGAGTCAATTGGGTCAAAAACAAATAGATGAACTTATAAAAAAACAAGCAGAAGCACCAAAAGATATGGAGGAAATTGCGAGAGCTCAAATGAGAATCGACGAAACAATTTCCGCGGATGTAAAAGTAATTAAAAACACACTTCTGTATGGTGCTGCAAGCCAAACAGGTGTTTTAAGGGAAACGCAAAGGTTTGGTAATGTTGCTAGAAATATGGGTGGAGAAGTCTCTGGTATGGCTAGCACACAGGGCACTAGAAGAATGTTTGAAAAAGCGGGAGATGTTCTCAAAGAACTCGGGAAAGATATTTTACAAGGTAGAGGTATGACAAACGCCGAAAAGTATGTCAAGGCATACGAAGGACTCGGCACGGAAGTAAAAGACTTTTTAAAGGAAGCATTCGGAAAGGCGGTAGAAGCGGGGAAAAAAGAACTAAAGGCTGACGAACTCACCTTTATCAAAAACTTCTTGAAAGAACAAGGATTTGACTACAACGATTCTTTAAAAACAATCAACGATAAATTAGAGCAAAACAAAACCCAAACCCAACCAACAACAATACCCTACCAAATGCAACCAGCCAACACTCCAAAACCTTTGGGGATTGATTTCAAACCAGATGAAAAAGTAAGAACAGATTATCAAAAACAGAATGTGCCTGAAAATTTTGTTCGAGGTGATAGAGAGATGGCACAAGCCGTGACAAATGTCAACCAAGAGAACGGGAACATGACAATTACACAAAAAGTCTCAATCGACCCATGGACCATAACGGTAAACGCACCGGCAGGAGTTGACAAACAATATCTAAGTAATGTATTGAACTCTAACGAGTTTAAAGCAGGGTTCACAGAACAAATCATGAAATACATGAAAGTTGATAAAGGGAATCAGACTATGCCACCTTTCGCATATCAAAAAATGGTTTAAAAAAAACCATAATTACCTATTTATAAGAAATAATATTGAGTGGGAAGTCCTTTAGATTTTGTAAGTTCAGACGGTTTCAGAAAAAAGCTCATAACAAGAAACCTTACACCGTACGCTAAAGCGCCAAGCAGACCTACGCTCCCCATAAACGTAGAATACGTTCAATCAGATACCTCCGTACAAGATAGTCCCGACCAGTTAATTGACGAACCATCTTTTGCCAATCAACTATATCCACTTAACCAGTATGGAAATGAGGGTGGATATAAACAAGTACCTGACCCAAATGCACTTCTTAACTCTAAATCAAATGAAGGGGAGTATGGAGTACAAGATGCAAGGATAATCGACGAAGCTTTACCCGAATCACAAAAGTGGAAACCACTCAACACTTTCTCGAATGGTAATCAATTACCAATCGACGGAGCTGAGTTTATATCAAGTTTAGACAGACCTGCAGGATATTCTAACAGGTTCAACAATCAACCATATCCACAGTTCAACTATTCAAGTTATGGTCCCGTTTCAATTCTATTATCCCCTGACCCACAGGGTAGTAATGGGCTATTGAGTAGGGATTCATTTATTGCCAAGTTAGGTGCTGCAACTCTGAGAGATTTATTCCAAAAAAGAATTGCAACGCAGATTGTAAGACAAACGGTCGGAAGGGCCAACGCGTTCAATGTTAGAGGAGGGACAGATGTTTTAAGTATTGTAACAGGAAGAGTTCCAATCATAGAACCAAATTACCAAATTACAATCCCCGCTAACCCGATAATTGCGGCGACAGATTTTGCTTTAAGACTTGCCGGAAGTACAATCCCTATATCACCAATTCCAGGAAACTACTTCGACCCTAACACATCACTTATACAACCTACGACAATCCAACAAATGACTAATGCTTTTAGAAAGTCTGGTGTCGGTAAGTTTTTCAATAGATTGTTGGGTGGTGGGCAGACAGGTTCACAAATCATGTATAATAACATGGGTGGTGGACAAAAGTCACGTTTATTCAATAATATAAATTATAATAGATACAAACCTAGTTTTGACAGAACCTTATTTGACAGACTTGCAGGTGCATTAGTGGGGTCTACAACAAACAATGCAAACTATTACATAGGTAGTTTGAGCTCAGACCCCTCAAGAGTTTTTTCACCAGCAGGAGACATACCAGTCAATTCATATGGTATTGAACAACAGTCACCTGTTTATGGTCCTTCAGAACTCGCTCAACTATATGAGGGTCCAAGTAAAGACATAAGACTTGGAGCAAACGGTCCAATTTACTCCAACGGTGGTGGTATTGAAGGTGGTTTCACTTGGGTATCAAAAAAATATAAAGGTAATGCGGGAAAAACAGTAGGTATTAATGGTGAAATCGTAAACCAAGATGAGGATTTCAAACCATCGTCATACAACACTACAGAATCAACAAACCGCGAGTATACCCAAGGGTCTATATTGGACGATACACAAAGAATTATTGATAGCCAACCACAAGGTGGTAAAAGATTACAACACGTCGGAAACGCTATTGACCAAGTATCAAAAGTATTCAACGACGGATATAAAGAACTCACAAAAGGTTCGAGAGTTTATAAATACGTCGGGGAAATCGGACAAGAAGTAGGTACGGAATATTGTAGAGTTTTCGCAAAAGATGTTCCTTATTTACAATACAATGATTTACAAAAGACGGATGGTGTAGTCACAGAGGGAAGAAGATTTTCTTACTCCGTTTTGGATAAAACTTACAACCTTAACATCGCACCAAACAAGCAAGAAGGGGGACAAGATTCCTCAAACCTTATTAATGGACCAGGAGGCTCAAGCACAAACGCTGCTTATGCAAAGAAATATATGTTCTCACTTGAAAACCTTGCTTGGAGAACATCTTCGACAGCAGGTTTTTCTGTGAATGATTTGCCAATATGTGAAAGAGGACCCAACGGTGGTAGGGTTATGTGGTTTCCCCCTTATGGTTTGACCTTCAGTGAAAATAGTAACGCAAACTGGAAATCAAACGATTTCTTAGGAAGACCAGAACCAATATATACTTACAACAATACATCAAGAACAGGAACCCTTCAGTGGAAAATAGTTGTTGACCACCCTTCAGTTCTGAATGTTATCGTTAACAAAGTATTGGCTAAAGAAACTAATAAAACTAGAGTTGATAGTATTTTAGAATCATTCTTTGCTGGATGTAGAAAATATGATTTATATGAACTAGCAAAAAAATACTACACAATAAATCCTAACGACCTCTATCAATTACAACAGGCAATCAGTTCAAAAGAGCTTACAAGAAACCAATTACAGGCCGTAATTGCTAATCAACAAACAGGGAATAATTCTCCGAATGGTGCGACAAATCCAACACAAGGAAACGTAAGCACAAACCCATTTGAGAAATATGTCAACAATGCCCTTTATTTCGAAAACGATTTCCCGAAAAAGACTGGAACTTTGGATTATAATACTCTTTATAATCAATATATTTCTACCACGAACATTACAACTTACGAGAAAAAATCTCCGAGCACTGCAGAGTCAACAAAAAACTTTTTTGAAAAAGTAGTCAAACCAAATAAAAACAAGTTTGATGAAATGGCTAAAGAATTAATTAAAGAACTTAATCAGGCCGAGTCGGGTTCAGTTACCGTAGTGTTAAACTCAAGTGCTTCCGCACCGGCAACAGTTGCTTACAATAAGGAACTTTCTTCAAGAAGAATATCTTCGGCACGAAGATTTTTCGATGGATATTCAGAATTAAAAAAATATATTGACGGTAGTGACCCAAAGAAAAAACTTATTCTCCAACAAGAAGGACAACTAGGGGAACAATCACAAGTCAAACAATATGACGAAAAGGGTAATGAGGTTGCAGGTAAAACGGTTTCATGTACAGATTCCGACCCACAAGCGGTTGGAGGTGACGTTTCTGATGGTTCGAAAGAAGTATACACTACGAACGCTATGGCTTGTAGGAGAGCATTCATTCTTAGAGTCGAATATAAATTGAATCAACCCACTAATCCCCCACCACCAGGAAATAAACAAAATCCGATAGGAAATGTTGTACCGTCAACAACTAGAACCCCACCACCTGAAGACCAGTTGGTTCCAAGAGACAATATTACAAAAAGAATATTAAGAGCCCTTTTATCGGAGTGTGATTACTTCGAGACCATCAAGGAAGAGACTCCAATGGTGTATGACAATTTGAAAGACAAATTAAAGTTTTTTCAACCAGCGTTTCACTCAATTACACCAGAGGGTTTAAACTCACGATTGACATTCTTACAACAATGTATGAGACCTGGGCAAACGATACCAACCATTAAAGACTCGGGAGAAGGTTTCACTTCGTTGGAATATAATAATGCAACCAACACAGCCTTTGGTTCTCCACCTGTTTTA